CGGGCGGGGTGGGGCGGGCTCGGGGGCGGCGCCTCGGCGCGGGGCGCGAAGCGGCCGTGCTCGTCGCGGGGCTGGGCGGGCGGGTCGTCGGCCTGGGGGGCAGTCTGGGCGGGCGCGGGCGGCGTTGCCGCGGTCGGAGGGGCGGGCGGCGGCGGGTCTTCCCCCAGGAGGTAGGGGTCGTCCGCCGCGGCGGGGGCGACGGGGGTGTCAACCGTCATTCATGGGGGACTTTCTCCGGGTCCGCGGTTAGTCTCTAAGATCACTCTACCACGCCCGCGGGGGCGGACGCAATCTTGGCAACGCCGCTCAGGGGGCGAAGATGGCGTACTCCAGCTGGCAGGCGGCCGTGTTGGCGATGGCGTAGGGCGCGGTCACGTCGGAGCCGAAGCGGAACAGGGCGAACTCGCCGGCGTTCAGGCGGATGACGTCGTTGGCGGCGCCCGAGCCGGAGCGGATTTCCAGGTAGTTGGTGGAGTCGCGGTTGATGAAGATGGCCCAGCCCAGGGGGGCGGTCAGCTCCCCCAGGTCGATGGCCTCCTCGCTGGTGCCGATGGACTGCTTGGCGTGGATGAACTTCTTGGTGGTGATCGACACCAGCTTGTCCACAACCGACAGCAGCAGGTCGGCGCTCTCGCTGTCCTCGTAGGCCAGGCTGGCGTTGAGCGTGAACTCGTTGGCCACGGGCGACTCCGGTTAGGGGGAAAAGGTCCGGCGGGGGTTCCCCAGCCCGGCACGCGGGTACTAACGGCAGCCCCGGCCCGTCACCGCGACGGGAAGCCGGTCTACCCCCGCCGGACCAGGCTCACAGGTTGAAGCGCCGCACCCGGGGCAGCGGCCGGACGGCGTGGCGCCAGCCGGCGTGCTGCCCCCAGTGGGCGTGGACGTCGTTCCAGCCGTTGCGCCACGCCTGCCACAGGTCGCGGCCGTCGGCCAGCAGGTGCGGGTTGCACTTGAGCGACCGCCCGCTCAGGCGGGCGTCGCAGCCCTCGTTGAACGCCCTGGCGTACGCGCTCGTCTCGGCCATGTCAGTAGCAGCCCCCGACCTGGCGCAGCACGACCCGCTGCCGGACCGGCACCACGACGCGCTCGACCGTCACGGGCTCGACGACGACCTGCTCGACGACCCGGACCGGCTCGACGACGACGCGCTGGACCTGGACGGCCGGCGCGACGCGGACCTGGACGACCCGCCGCACCACGGGATGACCAGCAAGACAATCAGCAGCGCCCCAAAACCAGGCTCCTGCCACGGCGATCACGATTCCAAGGGCCTTCAGGAACCGAGACATGGACCACCCCCTTTCTTGGGTCACTTGACCTCGACCACGGTAACTCCCAGCACCTCGGCGATCTTGGCCTTCTCCTCGCCCGGCAGCGGCGACCGGGGCGGCATCACCCTGGCGGCGTCGCCGGCGTGGACGCGGGCGACGACCCGCTTCTTCTCTTCCAGGGACAGCGGCGCCAGGTTGGCCTGGCCGTCGAGGATCGTGAGCTTGGCGCCCTTGTCCTCGACGTTGCCCGCCTGGTGGCAGGCGGCGCAGCGGGCCCGCAGCACGTCGAGTCCGCCCACCACCTTCTGGGGCCTGGGCTCCTCCCGGGGGGCCAGGTTGGCGGCCGCCATCTTCTCCAGCACCTGCATGGCCCGGTCGATGATTTCCAGCTGCTTCGCGCTGTCCGGGTTGTAGGAGACGGAGTAGACCGGCACGGCCACCACCTTCTGCACGGCCGGGTAGTAGCCGGCGGCGTAGTAGGCGCCGCGCCAGTAGCCGCCGGGCCAGTATTCGTAGCCGGCGCGGAAGACGATGGAGTGGCCGCAGCCGGCGTCCGCGAAAGCGGGGGCCAGCAGCAAACCCAGGGCAACGGCCAGGAGGAAGGGGCGGGTCATCAGAGGCTCCCCTGCTTGCTCAGTTGTTTGAGGCGGCGGGACTGGTCCGCCGCCGTCTTGCTCCAGCACTCCGCGTCGTAGGCGGCCCACCGCCAGGCGGCGAACAGAAAAGCCGCCAACCCTAACTGGAAAAGGTTAAGCAAGAGCAGATACACAATTGCGTCGGCCATCAGAAAATCCTCAAAGGTCCACTCTCTTGGCTTCCAGCCATTCCACGCGCCGCCGCAACCGCTCCAGTTCGTCTGCCTGCCGGTGGAGCAGGCGGGCGGCCAGGAAGCCGATCACCAGAAAGATGCTGGTCATGACGTAAACGAACACATCAAGGGGTATTTCCGGGATCATCGGTGTCCCCTTACGATGCAGACCAAGTCCCCGAAAAACTGCTCCAGGTGCGTCACGCCGATTGCCCTTCCGTCCTTCAGGGGCGACAAGTTCGCCAGCCGCTTCTTCCCCTCGAAGTCGGGGTTGGCCCGGTCGAAGAACCGCTTCAGGCAGGCCGCCAGGTCCTCCTCGGCTACTCCCAGCAGCCCTGCCACGTCGTTGGGGCTCCGCTGCCGGAGGTAGCCGTAGTACACCTGGGCGTGCAGGGCGGCGGCCTTCTCGGGGCTCAGGCCGACGCACTCCCGCAGCGCCTCGGCGTAGCGCCGCCGCCCCTTGGCCAGTTGGGCGTCGAGGTCGCGGAAATACTGCCGTTTGAGGCGCAGGAACTCCTCAACCTTGAAGGCGTCCAGTTGGTTGGGGGCCTTGAGGCCGCGGTTGCGGGCCCAGTCGTCCACCGCCTTGAGGCCGCCCGTGTCGTGGCAGTGAATACAGGAAAACGGGTGGATGCGGCGGTCGTTGCCCCGGTGCAGGTCGGAGTTGTCGTTGGCGATCTCCGGCGGCACCGTGGCCTGGCGGGCGCCCCGGGCGTTGAAGGCGCCGACCGCCCACAGCCGGTTGGGCAGGCCGACGAAGGCTTCCGTGGCCTCGAAGCGGAACTCGCCGGCGGCCAGGTTGCCGGCGGCGGTGTTGCCGCCCGAGGTGTTGGTGGCGTCCAGGGTCAGCCACAGCCCCTGCTCGCCGTCGCCGTACGTCGCGTACCACTCGATCTGGCGGTCCACGCCCTCGACGGTCACGCCAGACTTGCTCGCCTCCACCACCGCCCGCAATTCGTCGCCGATCTTGATGGACTGCTTCTTGTCGGTGCCGCGCAGGGCCTCGAAGGTCTTCTGGTCCTTGATCCCCAACCAGTCGTAGTACCCGTGCCCGTACTCCTGGTTCTGAAGGTTTACCTGGCGGCTGGCGTAGAACAGCCACCAGTCGGCCCCGACCAGGGGGACGCGGCTGCCGGTGCGGGCCCGCAGTTCCAGGCCCTCGGGGCGGCCGGGGGCCCGGACGTGGTAATAGAAGTAGGGCTCGGTCTGGAACTGCTGCTCCCACACCCGGGCGTCCCAGCGGTAGTCGTCCAGCACCACGGCCAGCAGGCCGTCGGCGACGACGCGCGGCGTGCCGAAGTCCACCTCCCGGCTCAAGCAGTTCGCCCAGAACTTGACCGCCACCACCAGTTCCATCCGCTGGTACGGCGGCAGGTACAGGTAGCGCGTCCGGCAGGCCACCTCCGGCGGCAGCCGGCGGGCGTCGGCGACCGCGGCGGCCACGGCCGTCTGCGGCGACGCCAGGGCGGGCGCCGCCACTAGCGCCAGGATGAGGGCGGCCAGGCGGGTCATTTCGGCTCCGGGGAAAACTTTCGTGACGCCACGAAAGTTACAGGGTCTATCGGAATTCCGATACACCTGATTCAGTGCGCGATCTGCTGGACGTGGCCGACCACGTCGTCGGCCGAGACGATCTTGCCCGTGGCCAGGCCGTTGACCAGTTCCTCCAGCCAGCGCTGGAGGGAGCCGTCCTTGATCCGCTGCTCCAGCCACGACTTCGCGGCCTGGAGGAACAACTGCACCAGCCAGTTCTGCATACGACGACCTCCGGTTTCGGGGGGCAGGGGGGTGTCCGCGGGCGGCCGCCGCCGGGGCGGGCCGTACAGTCCCTGAATGGCTTCAATGTCCGCCGGCTGCAAGCCGCCCAGGCTCGGGTTGTACTGCGGGTTCATCAGGGCCAGCTGGCCCGTGATGTGGCCCAGGCCGAGGTTGTGGCCCAGTTCGTGCCAGTCCACCAGGGCGAACAGGATTTCCTTCTGCCGCGGGCTGCCCTGGGTGATCCAGCGCTCGCGGTCGAACCACAGCCGCACCTGGGGCTGGCCGTGGGGCAGTTCCGCCTCGGCGAGCACGCCCAGCGGGCCGTCGATGTCCCGCCAGGTGATGAGGATGTTGGCGTCGGCGGCCCGGGCGGTGTACTCGAACTCCAGGTCGGCGGCGGCCGCCCAGCGGGCCAGCCCCTCGGCGGTGATCGACTTGACCAGGGCGTCGGGCACGCCGGGGATGTGGTCGAGGACCGTCCATCGGACCGGGCGCACCTTCCACCCGGCCCGGGAGTGGCCGAGGTGGTCGGGCACGTTGCAGAAGCGCAGGGGCTCGCTCACAAGCCCTCCTTGAGGATCGCCTCCAGGAGGATCAGGTAGTTGATGGCGTCGCCCACCTTCTCGTCGATCAGGTCGGCCGCCGCGGCGCGGCCGGCGGCGCTGGCGTCCACGATGTCGAGGACGCTGACCAGGTGCTTGACCATCATGCCCACGCACGCCTGGGCGGGGTGTTGCCCCGTGACGGCGGCGGCCCGCTTGAAGTTGTGCAGGCGGTCGGCGGCGGTGGCGTACTCGGCCGCCTTGGCACCCAGGGTGCCTTCGATGAGCCGCAGTCGCCGCGCCAGCAGGTCGTCGAACTTGTCCCCGGTCATAGCCACTCGTCCTCCTCCTCGGGCCGCGGCCAGCGGACGACCGCCCAGCCCAGCAGGATGACCGCCGCCAGAACCCAGCAGGTGATCACGGTGATTGCCGCCTCGTCCATCACTCCTCCTTCAGGGCCCGCAGCATCGCCGTCTGCGCGGTCTGCCCGTCCTTGATCTCCCGCAGCAACTCCGTCTGCTGCTGCTGGGTCTTGGCCATCTCCTTCAGCGTCTCGGCGTTCTGCTTGGAATTGGTCTGGGTTTGCTGGATGAAGCCGATCACGGCCGCGGTCAGCGGCGTGATGACCTTGAGGGCCAGCCACCGGCCCGCCCGCCACACCATGCCCAGGGCGGCGGCCAGTGACAGGCCGCCGACCGTCAACTCTCCCGTCGGTAGGTCCATGTCAGTCTCCGTAGCCGCCGTCGAGGTTGACGTAGCCGTAGGCTTTCAGGTAACGCTTCTGGTGCTCGCGGCTGGTGAACCGCGGCCGCCCGTCCTTCGTGAACTCCGTCGGCACGCCCTTCTTGACCGCGTCGGCCACCGCCTCGGGCACCTGCCGGGGGTGCACCTTGAGGGCGTGGCTCTCGTTGGGGTTGTTGAGCCGGCAGCGCTCCACGCCGTCGTAGAGCGGCCCCTGCTCGAACAGTTCGCACAGTTTGCAGTCGGCCCCGTGCAGGGTGCCGCCGCAGCGGTCGCAGGTCACGCCGCCCCCTCCTTGCCGCCGGCGCCGCCCGGGTTGACGCCCAGGAGGCTGGAGATCAGGTTCATGTCGTTGCCGCGCTGGGTCCGGCCCGGCCGGCTCTCGCGGACGTAGTTGCGGGTCGTCTCCTGGGGCATGCCGCCGCCCGGCCCGCCGCCGCCGCCCGCCATGGTCCCCTCCGGCGGCGGCTGCACGGTGAGGATGGAGGCGATCTCGGGGTTGTTGGACAGGTGGGCCACCAGTTGCAGGTAGGCGTTGAAGTCGAAGACGACGCCCTGGGCCATGGCGACCTGGGCCAGCGGGATGTAGGTCTTCTGGACGATGTCGTTGATCGACTGGAGCCGGCCCTGGGGCGTGTCGTGCTGCATCGAGTAGGGGTCCACCATCACCTCCGGCATCGGCCCGCGCCGGGACAGGGCGGCGGGGTCGGGGTGGGCGGCGGGGTAGATGTGGACCGTCTCGTAGCGCTCGGGCATCTCCGGGTAGGGGTGCGTCACCTGGTAGACCGACAGGGGGTCGTGCCACCAGAACCACAGGAGCTTGCGCATCACCTTGGAGACGAAGTTGATGGTCCGCGCCTGCATGTCGGCCAGGCCGGCGCCGGCGTTGGCGTTGAGCATCTTGTCCTGGGCGGCCGTCTTCGACTGCGGGCCGGCGCCGGACAGGAGCTCCAGGTTGCCGCCGGCCGTGTTGAACATGTCCTTGAAGAGCATGGCCACGGCCTGCACGGGGCCGATGCCCGAGCCGCCGTAGAGCACCTGCTGGATGGCCTCGACGCGGGACACCTGGGTGCAGCCGCCGTCGGCGGTGTCCACGATCCGCTTGGCGTCCTCGACGGCGCCGGAGCCGACCGCGTAAATCTCCTTGATCCGCTCGGCCATGTCCCGGACCTTGCGGTAGAGCGTGTTGGCGGCCAGGTGCAGTTCCAGCAGGTCCATGATCGGGCCCTTGCCCATGGAGCTGCCCGGCACGATCAGGTACTTGAGGAACGAGTAGGGGCCCGTCTCGGGGCCGACCCAGTCCTGGACGCGCAGGGGCTCCTTCTCCCCCGACGGCATGCCGCCGCCGTGCTCGCCGGCCAGGGTGATGACCTGGCGGTAGCGGGGGCAGTAGACCTCCCACAGCTCCACCATGTCTTCGTGCCGGTCCCAGCCGGTGATGCTGCTGCGGCCCAGCTCGCTGATGCGCTCCTCGCCGTCCTCGTTGTAGCGCAGCATTTCCGCGGGCCGCAGCTCGTTGCGGGCCTTGGAGTAGAACTTCGAGTCCTTGACGACGTCCAGCGGCACGCGCAGCCGGTGGCCGACGTAGCCCATGTCGGCCTCGCGGTGGGCGTCGGTGTCGTAGACCAGGTCGTCCAGGTCGATGCAGGAGATGAAGGCGTGGCCGGCGCGCAGGCCCCAGCCCTTGAGGGCGGCGGTGGCGGGGTCGGCGATGGACACCTTGACGACGCCCATGCCGAAGAGGGCGTCGGTGACGGCCTCGCGGAGGGTGTCCTCCAGCTCCATGCGGACCACCTCCTTGTTGCCCCACGCCTCCATCTGCTTGACGGCGGGCTTGGCGGCCATGTCGAAGGTGGACAGCATCATCCGCGGGTTCTTGGGGACCAGGTCGCGGCCGATGATCTGGACGTAGGAGGAGAGGAGGTTGACGATGACGGGCAGTTCGGGGCCGTTCTCGACACAGTGCTGGCCGGCGTACTCGCGGACCATTTCGCGGCGCTGGGTGCGCGCGAACTTCAGCTGGCGGCGGTCGTGCTGCATGGCCGCGCACAGCGAGGGGAGGTCCAGGTCGCGGGAGGGTTTCTTAGCCAGCGGTCATGGCCGGGCTCCGGGAGGTGGGGGTTGCCTCAGCCAATTATGCCCGCGGGCGGGGGCGTTGTCAAACCAGGCAGCAAAAACGGCGGCCGCCGTCGATTTGCGGCGACCGATCCAGGCAAGCGGGACATGAAATGTCCCCGGGAGGGACATTTCATGTCCCCGGGAGGCCCAGGCAGCAAAAACGGCGGCGGCCGGTAGCTCGGCCGCCGCCTGAGATGGAAGGCCGCACACCCTCAGTCCGGGAACCGGAGCAGTTCCACCTCCCAGCGTATCAGGCGCAGCACCTCCTGCTCCCGCTCGCTGCACCGGTTCCAGATTTCGTTGAGGTAGTCTACCAGGTGGGGGGCGGGGTGCGAACCCTCCCCCTCGGCCAGCATCAGCCGCTCCAGTTCGACCATCGCCGCCAGGTAGTCCAGGAAGTCGCGGTAGGCCATGCCGCCCCCTCTCTTAACCGGAGTGCCGCCGCCACCACGGCTGCTGCCGCGGGCGGCGGTGCTTCATGCGCCAGGCGAGGCTCATGTAGGGGGGCTCGTCCTCGGCGGCGCCGCCCGCGTCGCGGCGGCGGACCTCGCCCCGGGCCAGCCGCCAGGCCAGGGCGTCGGCGATGACCCGGTCGCCGTGGTTGACGCGGGCGCCGGAGGGGTCGGCCACCGACTGCTCGCCGCCGTGCTCGATGTTGCCGGCGGCGTTGTACTGGAAGTCCAGGCACTCGTCCAACGCCTTCTCGGAGGGGTTGACGAACTGCCGCGTCATCAGCGCCTCCTGGTAGTCGGTCAGGAGCACCCGCTTGGACTCGTTGTTGTTGTGCCAGCCGGGGGTGCCCGACGCCTTGCCGTCGGGGATGGCGGCGTTGGCCTCGCGGTAGAAGACGTTGCCGAAGCCCAGTTCCTGGACCTTGATGCCGAAGGTGAGGCCGGGGCCGGGCGTCTCCCAGGCGAGGCGGGCCGGGTCGCCCTCGGGGGAGGCGAACAGCCGGCACAGGGCCACGGCCAGGACGGCGAAGCGGTCGGGAGCGATGGACGGGTTGGCGTACTCGCCGACCTTGAGGCCGGTCTGGGCGTCCAGCACGGTGGCGCAGGACGGCGTGGCGCCCGTGCCCTGGGACACGTCGCAGCCGACCGCGTAGCGGCCCGGCGGCACCGAGCCGTCGGCGCGGAAGGTCAGCCACAGCCGCAGCCGGCCCGCCGGCGTCTGCACCAGCCCCAGCGGCCTGGCCGTGTCCAGCTCGTAGTTCAGCTCCCCCACCCAGTCGGGCCGCCGGGCGTACTGGGCGATGAGAGTGCGAATAAGGAGGCCGTCGAAAAAACGAGAACGCGACCCGCGGGGGTCAATATCCAGGTGCATGGCAACGTCACGGTCGTTGCCGCGCCGCCGCACCTCGTTGTCGTACCAGGCGGAACGTAGCCCGGGGAATGGTCCGCCGGTGGGCTTACCCGTTCGGTCGAAAGGGTAATCGGCGGGAAACTTGTACTCTTTGTCGAGGATTTCGACAACGTTCTTCTCCGGGTCGAAGCGGTACAGGCCGCGGCGCATCTCGGGGTGGGCGGTCCAGTGCATGACGCGCTTGATGATGTCGTCGCGGAGGGTGAGGCTGTGGAAGACGGTGCCGACGCCGTAGTGGGTGCCGATGATGAGCCGGGGTCCGGTGTCGGCCGTCTGGGAGTAAATCTCCTGGGCGGCCTGCTGCTTGCTGAACTCGTCCAGGAGGATGCCGGTGGCCCGGCCGCCGACGCCGGAGCGCTCGGTGGTGGCGGTGCCGTTGAAGGAGGAGTGCGTGGCCGGGTAGTTGAAGCCCAGGCGGCGCTTGCTGGCGCCCCGCAGCATCCAGTCGGGGAGGTGGTCGTGCATGAACTGCACCTTCCAGAACAGGCTGTCGGGGTCGCCGGCGCGGTCCACGGCGCTCTCGGTGTGGCTGATGGCCAGGAACTTCTTCCAGGTGTGGAACAGGCAGCACCAGTCGAACAGGATGAGCGCCATCCAGGTGGCGCCCTGCTTGCGGCTCTTCTCCCAGAGCACGTCGCCGCGGGCCACGTCCCTGGACAGGAAGTGGGCGGCCTCCTCGCGGAGGATGGGTTCCTGGTGGGGCCAGGTGATGAAGGGCCCGACCTCCGCGCCGACGTGGTCGGTGTTGTAGGTCCAGACGAAGAGGTTGACGTAGAAGAGGATGTCGTCCCGGCACATGGCCAGGAGTTCTTCCCGGACCGCGGGGCTGCGCCGGGCGGCGTCGAGGACGCGCCGGCGGGCGGCCAGGTTCTCGGGGGCGGCGCGGGGGATCAGGCGGTGGTGTTCAGGCATCGGCGTCCGCGTTCAATACGGGCACCCCCGGGGGTCGTCGTCCCGCTCCCAGCCCGTCAAGATGCGGGCCATGGCCTCTTCCATGTCGGCGTCGTTCATGTGCTCCAGAAGGCGGTCCGCCTGCCGCCTCGCCCGCAGGGCCTCCTGCAACGCCTCCCGGTCGCCTTCCAGCCCGGCCCGGTTCGCCAAATCCCGCCAGCGGCGGTGCGTCCGCAGGTAGGCCCAGATCGCCACCCAGCCGATCACCTGTCCCCCTTCGCCCCCTCGGCCTCCGCGCGGGCCTCCTCCCGCTCCCTCTCGCTCATCTGCCGCCACAACAAACCCATTTCGTCCCGGACCGCGTTCGCCAGCCATCCGTCCCCCTCCCCCGCTTCGATCAACTCTCGGAGGCGGCGGCTCCACCTCCGGTACCACCACCCCGGGGGTCGTCGTCCCGCTCCCACCCCGTGAAGACCCGGGCTATGCCCTCGTCCCTGTCGGCGTCGCTCATGTGCTCAAAGAGCACGTTTAGCTCACGCGCCAGACGGTCCATCTTCCGGCTTATTTCGAGCCGCATTTCCCAGACCGGGGTCCGCGCCAGGGCCTGCCACTGCTGGTACGCCCGAACAAAGGCCCAGACCGTTACCCAGCCGATCATAACTCCTCCAGCGACCGGCATAGGATTGCTGCGCCTTCGGCGCACTCCAGAATCCGCCGGGCTAACTTCACAGCGTCCTCCTTGTCCACGAACAGTATCTGCAAACCGTGACCGGGGAGCGAGATGAGAGCCGCGGCGGCTGGCGGGGCCGCGGCTTTAGCCGTCATTGTGATAACGGCGTCCTCGGCCGCGTTCTCCAGCCACAAGTCCATCATTCCTCCCCCTTGAGCAGCCGCTCGATCAACTCCCGGGCCCGCCCGGTGCCCTCGTCCCTGGCGGCCGAGGCCGTCGCCTCGGGCCGGTACGCCCGCGCCGCCGCCTCCTCCAGGTCGAGGAGCCGGGCCATGAACTTGTCCTTGGACTCCTGGTAGTACTGCCGCCACTCCCGCTGCTGATGCGTCCAGTCGGCCGAGCGGGGCTTGGTCGTGACGTGTCGCATCACTTCCAACAGGGGCCTCTCCTCCGTGCTCAGGCCCCCCTCCGTGGCCTCCAGGTTCTGCCGGATGCGGGGGTCGTTCTTGGTGAACGGCCTGCCGGGGCCCCTCCCCCGCCGGGGCTTTTCCGCTGGCTGGCTGTCTGGCTGTGGGCCTGGCTGCGCGTCCATGCCCCCGATCCTACCATCCCGGGGGCGGCCCCCTCAACCCTGGCAACGGCGTTTCCGGGGCGGCGGCTTCCCGGTGCCCGGACGGCCCTGTGATCTATCGCTTTGGAGGACAAGGGGATAACCCTCCCGCGGAGTCCCGTTCACCCTACCGGGGGTCGGGTTCAAATCGACAGGTCGCGGGATGAGAGAGGGGGGTGGGTATGCTGGAAAGCTGGCTTTCCAGCATACCCACCCCCCTCTCTCATTGCAATGTGTGCAGGCGCTGCCCACCAAAAATGGTGTGTGGGGGGACGTACAGGGGGTTCTCTCCCCTCTGCTCTCTTGCTGATGGCGAGGTTGACAGCTCGGGGAGTGTGGGGAGCGATGGTCGCTCCGAGACAAGTTGGCCCCGAGACAGTTGCGAGCTGCTCGGGGCCGGTACCCGTGGAGGTGGGACCATGACTGAGCCTATCCGTCTCGACCGCCTGATGCAAGCCGAGCCCAACGGCACGGCCAAGCGGAAGACCAAGCCCGTCGCCAAGCCGGCCCGCAAGCCTGGCAAGGCCAAGGGCCTGCGGCTGCACCACAAGGCGGCCCTTGCCGCTGGTGGCGCCGGGGTGAGCCTGCTGGCCCTGTCCGTCGCCCACTGCACCGAAGCGATCAGTCTGCTCACCGGGTCGCATTGGGCCCTGTCGGGCATGCTGGCCGTCGGCATCGATGCCGGAATGGTCGCGTCCGAGCTGGCCGAGCTGACCGCCCACGGCACCAGCGGGGAGCGTGAGGTGCGCCGCTGGGCCAACGGCTACATCATCACCGCCATCCTGCTGTCCGTCCTGCTCAACGCCTACGCCTTCTCCCTGCATGCCCCGGTCGGGATGCAGTGGGCTGCGGTCGTCCTGGGGGCGGTAATCCCCGGCCTGATCTACGCCGCGGGCCGCTACGCCGGTCGGTTGTGGCTGTCGGAGTGATTCACAAGGTCCGGCCCGGGGCGACGTCGCCCCGGGCCCTTGCGGGAGGTCTGAACCATGGAAGCCGTGCTGGTGATCTGGGGCCTGATCGTGCTGGCGTGCTGGTGGTTGCTCGGCTGAGCGCAGAGGGGAGCCGCCGTTGGGCGGCTCTAATGCGGCGGCCCGGTCCCAAGCCCGGGCGGCATCCACACTCACCATTCTGGAGGGCAGCGCC